CCATGCGGTCATATGCCGTTATTTTGATGCTCCTGAGCTTGCGCGGAGGGCTATCCACCGTGTAATAGCCGATAGGCACGGTCTCCGTTGTCGAGCCTGCGGGAAAGCTCGTAGTGACATACAGCTGTGCGCCCTCGAACACCTTGTCGTCAAACGCGCCGTCGGTATTCTCAAGAGTAAAACTCAGCTCTGACATACACGCCGAGCCCAAATCAAGCTTGCTGCCCGTGACACTTGACCAGTCCACCGTTACCGCGCCGATGATGTCTTTGTCGGTAATATTAAATGCCGTGCCTTTTGTAGGCGTACAGAGGATATTGACGGACTGCACCACATCCTCTCGCAGAGCCTCAAGCCCGGCGGAAGTTATTGGATACATAATATCACCTCTCTACGATTTTAAAACTTACATTCTCCCAACGGTTCAGTGTACTGTTGTACATAGGAGACGATCTATCGCCCACATAAAATGTTTTCGTCACGAAGTCCCCCGCCGTAGGAGAAAGATAAGTGATTGATATATACTCTGCCGAAAAAGCTGCTAAAATAGCCTTTAACTCAATCGTAGTGGGATAAGCCCACTCAAGAGTTATCCCGTCTACGGTTCTTATTTTTTTCTTATGCATGAGTCCATCTTCGGTACGACCTGCATCAGAGGCGGAAACATCAATCTGCTCCCACTTATACTGTGAGGGACATTTGACTGTTTTACCACCGACCGACTTCAAGGGATTCATGCCTGCTGTAAAAGCCATATTGATGTTTCACCTCCTTATGCATCTACCGGGATAAGAGTTCGTCCTGCTCTAAGATTTGCGGCTTTTATCTCTTCGATAACATTTCCGGCTCTGTCGACTACCTGAACGATTATAGGAGTACCGCCGTCGCTTTCAGCCATTGCATCACGCACACCGCGATATACGCCGTTCGCAACACCATCAACTATCTGCTGATTGTTAATAACCGTGCTGCGACCGCCCATAGTACCAACAAGCTCTGGTCCCGCCTCACGAGCAACGAAGAGCTGTCCCGAACTAAGCTGTCCGCCTGATGCCATTCGGGGAATGCTGAGTGTTGATATCGGAGATATGTTCACTCCGGGGATATTATTGATAAGATTTATCGCTCTGTTTATTGCGCGAATCAGTCCGTTGATATTATTTTCAACGAAATTTATAACTGAATTTACAGCCGACTTAAACGCATTCGCAAAGGCGTTACCAACGGTTGAGCCAAGTTTTGTAAACTTTCCAGCTACTGTTTTCCACAGGTTGTCGAAATAAGAACCGATACCATCGAGCTTATTTTTAGCCCTTTGCATAAATGATGAAATTTTATTGGGCAACTCGTCGAATTCTTTTCCACACTGTTTGAAAATCGACAGTATGCTGTCATTCCACCAATCCTTTATTCTCGACCCCGCTTCGCCGAACCACTCTTTCGCTCTATCGAAAAAGTCGCGTATATGTTCTTTGGTGTCCTTTAGTTCCTCGCCCAACTGTGTAAATATAGGTACTATACTGCCGTTCCACCAGTCGCTCGCGCGAGCCTTAACCGTATCCCAGTGCTGATAGAGCCATATCGCGAAATCACCAAGACCTCCCATGATGGCACCAACGAGTGCGCCAATACCTGCTCCCATAGGTCCCCCGAGAAGCCCGCCAATAACCGTACCTATAAGAGTCGCTCCTCCCGCTATAAGAAGTCCGCTCTTCGAATCCAGTTCAGTGGTAAACGCATCTATCAACCCAGTAGCAAGTAAACCGATACCCGTACCTAAACCGGCGCCAGCAAGCCCTCCGGCGATACCTCCGAACAGTTTGCCGATATTCCAGCCAAGTATAGCAAGTCTTATACTCCCGACAATGCCGAGAATCTCGACGAACTTTCTTTTCAGTTCATCGGCACGCTGAATATCGAGATCATCAGTTACAAACTGATATTTTGCGGCAGTGTTGCTCACACCATTCGCCGCCGCAGAAGTTGAATTATCATTAAGCTTATGTATCTCATCGATGCTGAGAAGCGTCTTTTTTAATTCTTTTGCGGCTTTCGTTGCTTTACTCATGCCGTTAGTAAATGTCGTCGGATACTTAACTGCCCGAGTCCATTTATTAGACCCCGATAGCAGACTGAACACCATATTTATAGCGTTAAGAAGTTCGACGAACTTCTCTATTGCTTTCTCAACAAACGGTATGAGCATCGTAATTATCGGAGCAGCAGCCGCGCCTATACTATTTTTCAAATATAGGTAACTCGTAGCGAGGGAATCCATATTCTTCGCAAAACTCGTACCAATCATCTGACTATAAGCATAGATATTTTGAACTCCCTCTTTAAATCCTCCTGTAATAGCAGAAATTACCGCATTGAGTGCTCGATACATAATTCGTTTCCGAACCATAGTGAACAAATTAGAAATCTTCTTTGTGATGGATTTCAAAGGTTTCTCAATATTCGAAAACTTCGCATTAAAATCCGCAATTCTCTCAGAACAACTCGCTACCTTATTATTTATCTCCTCACCCGTCTGATCTGCTTGAGCAGACACACCAGCCATCGTAGTAGCTGTAATTTCAGCACTTTCGGTTATCCCATCGAAGTTTACACTTCCCTGACTGATATCAGAAACATTCGACGCTGTTGCTGGAATAGTGTTTTGAGTCTCGACCTGAGGCATTCGAGCCGCCGAAATATTTGAGACGGCATTCGATATATCGTTAAGCTTTCCGGTATCCAAGTCCTGTATACCACGAACAGCAGCTCCGATATTAGTAATCTCTTTTGCTATCGTTTTGGAAACCTTAATACCATTCAGGCTCGCTATTGCCTCGCCTATCTCCCGAAGTTTATCCACGGACTCAATACTGTCTATGGTCTTTTGCAGCGCCTCTATAGGCTTTAAAGGTTCGGATATAGATTTATTTATTCGACTCGTAACGCTGTCTATTTCCTTGAGCAGTGAGATTACCTTGTCTATACTTTTTTCGGCAGAATACGAATCTCCTACAATTTCTATTTTAAGATCGTCAATAACATCTTCCATTAGCTCTCACCTCCTGCAAATCTCAAATTAACTCTCTCAGCCCAATCGGAGACAACACTCATTTGTTCCTTCATGCGTTTTTTCTCAGCTCTTTCTCTCTGCTCCCGAGCCTCTTTATCAGTAAGCGGTAAAGGTTCATCGAGATACGGTAAAGGCTTCGAGTCTTTCGCCATAGGATTGAACGCAGGTGAAACGGAACAAAGCGCTCGATAGAAATACAAGCCCTGCGTCCACATTTCCTGATTTCGCCGAGCGAGTTTTAATTCGTGAGCTTTTTGATAGCATCGGGGCAACGCGCAATCTCCGTCCCAATACTGTTCGGGAGTCATCCCGATTGACATATAGTAGGGTAAGTCTTTCTCAAACTGCTCACTATAATTAAGGGGGACAAGCTGTTTATTCAACTCGTCCCCCTCAAAGGGAAGCAAGTTACTTACCCGTTGCTCGCTTCCCAGTCCACGTTTCCCTCATCATCTTCAGGATCTTTCATGAGATACTCCATCGGCTCGCAGTACATTTCAGCAAGCTTGTCATAGAGCTTGTCCTTGTCTTTTACATGAAGCAGAATGTCCTCGACAGTATCTTTCTTCACGAAAGGATGATGCGCCTTGAATGCCCCGGCAAACAGTTCAGAAAGAACCGAAAGCGGCTTGCGTGAAGCATCTGCGAGAACGAATCCGCTCTCCTCAAGCATCTTGACCGAACGCCTTGTAAATTCAAGAGTGTACGGTGTACCCTTATATGTGAGATTGATTGTAGTAGCCATTACGTCTCCTCCTTACGCTGAGGCTTTTGTAATTTTAGTGCTCGCGGCTACAGTGATAGCCATTTCAACAACGTTGTCAACGCCTGCACCCTTGACATATACGGAAAGCTGACCCTTGAAAGTAAACTTACCCTTGTCACCTGAGGGCGTCAGAGTTCCTTGACTCTCAGTACCGCCAAACCAAACAGCAAGATCAAGTTCCTGACCCTTAAGAGCCTCAAGCTTGTCAAAATCCTCACTCGAATAGTTTGCTGTGAAAGTGAGCGCATCAACCTTCTGAATACCCATGATGTTTATCTGCATGGGGTCGGAGAGTGTCGTTGCGTCAAGCATGTTAGGGTCGCCGCCGAGATCGGGAAACTCTTTAATATCAACAAGCTTCTCGTATGTACTACCTGAAGAACCTTTCTTCATGAGAAAGGTTTTATAAGACGAAATCGCCATATGTTACCTCCTGTATATTTGTTTATCTTTTCCTACTGTTGCTTTATATCTGACTGTTATCCGATACTTGGTAGCGTCGTCCATCGAAACAGGTTTGCGCATCGTGCGAACAAAGCCCTTTCTTATTAAAAGCTCGTCCAACACGGCGAATATCTCTTTGCATTCCGATTTCTGACGATTCACCTTGTTAGAATAAATATTGACTTCGTACATGACTGACGAGTGATTTTCGATACCCGAACTGTCAATCGACGCAGTGTATGTGTAGTTGTCCCCCTCTTCAATGCTGACTGATGGAAACTCAGAAGGGCTAAGAACCGTCTTACTGTAAACAGTAATGTTCGGGAATTCTGCTCGAAGAGCCGCAGATACAAGATCGCAAACCTCATTTTCGATATCAGTCATTCCCGAACACCTCCTTCGCTATAGCCCTTACTTGTTCTCTCATTTCCTTGCCAGCATCGTACATTGCACGGGCAGGGGGATTACCGTGAGTGATAACAAGACTTCCTTTCCCGTTCTCCTTTACCACTCTTCCGTTCGTCCCCGGGTTGCCGTAGTACCCCCAACTATCCTGTGAGCCTTTCCCTTGACCGTATTCACCGCGAACCATACCCATCTCCCCGGCTTTAGGGTGCTGCTCCGTGTAATGCACACCTGTACCGAACTCAATGAATTTGACCGCGCTGCCGCTCGCCGTGATAACAAGTGTGTTATCGTCTATCCATTCAGGCTCCCCTGACACGACGACATCATTCTCGCCGTCATACTGAGCGGTTTTGAATGCGACATCGGCAACATCTATACCCACCTGTGCAAGATGCTCTAAAAACACATGAGTTTTTCCCTCAAGACTTTTTTTATAAGCTTCGAGCTTGCGTACTGCTTTCTCAAGACCGGTGACTTTGATTCTCACGAGACACTCACCTTGCTTATTGCAAAAGAGATACTGTTGAGAGACTTTGCAACTTTTTTGACGATATAATCAAAGAGAAGATTCCCGTTTGTATCATAAGCCGGAAGCTTGTCGACGCAGAGAACTGTATTTTCATCAATAGGACAACTTATATCGTCCGTCACAATGACCTTGTCGTACTGTATGGAATTACCAAACTGCTCTACTTGCGATGCACCTGAAGCAGCAGATATATTTGCCTGCATCTCTACAGGGTCGGAATACAAGACCTTATATTCGCCTGTGAGGTTTCCGTCCTCATCGGTTATCTGTTCTTTGCCCTTATAGAGTGCATAATGCAGTGATGTTTGATTTCGTTTCAGGCACTTCATTCCCCGCCTCCTGACAAAACAGCAGCACAAGGAAGAATGTCCTTGAGCATTGATTCGGGCACACTCGCACTTTCATAGCTACGGCTTATTCCGTTCTCGCTGTGAGAAACCTCACCTTCGGCACCCCGTTTATTAAGCAAATACGACGCTATCTCAATCTGTCTTGTGTGATACTTAACAGGAACGATCCGCACATCGCTTTTGAACGGGAACCGTCTCTCAAGAATTTTGTCACCGGCAAGTTTGAGGTAGGCGTTCAATATGTCTTCAGAGGTTTCCCCCGTCATGGATTTCAGCAATATAATTTTCTGTGCGTCGGTCATATCTCGCGCCTACCTTTCTTTGAATTTATTTGATTAAGAGCCTGCGCTTGCCGTCTCTGTAGTGACCTTACCGCCTGCAATAAATACCGAGCGGCTGTATGTAGGTGCGGTGAAGGTCGTTGCAATCTTAGTGAACTTGCAGTGATACCAGTCCGGACCGTGGTCAAGACCAAGCTGACCGAATATCTGATACTTCTCGCCTGCACCGGTCTTAGCCAGCGGCTCAAGGAAGAAGTTGCCCTTGCCGGGAACGGGCTGATTGACCGGACGAATAACATCGAGGTCAAGAAGAAGCGCGGTGCCGCTCGGCAGGCACTCGCCGAGATAAAGGTAAACTTCACCGATAGGAGTGATAACCTTAGAAAGCTTGATACCGTTGATATCTCTTGCCGCCGGAACGATGGTAAGACCGTTCTGAATGGCATCCGCGTTTATCTGGAACATGGTAGTAGCATCGCACCAGAGGCACAGTCCATTGCTCGGAGCATTCGACTCGTAAACCTTCTTAACGCCGTCGGCGATATCCCAAAGACCGAGAGCCTTGCTCTTCATGTCAATGGTGTTCGTGGTTATAGCAGTGACAAGACCGCGAGTCTTGTTGATAGTCGCGTCGGTTGTAGCCTTGTTGTACACACCGTTGATGAAAGTGTATTCGATATCACGAGCAATCTTCTGCATCTTTGCCGCAACCTGGAAGTCAAGCTCGTTTATGGGATTCGCTTTCTGATCGGCTACATTAACGCCTGACAGAGTACCCATGTTCGACTGCTTCGCATAAGAAACGCCGACGCTCTCCTGGAATATCTGAGTAATGTTTGTCTTCTGTGCACGAGTAACAATGCTCGCGTCGGGGGCGGTAAGAGACGCAGTCTCTGAAATAGCAGGCTGAGAACCTGCACCGCCGCCGGTATACTCCTGACCGACCACAAACTCGCAATTGTTCGTGTTGACGGCTCTCGCGCCGATAATGGACGAAAGCGGAGTCCTTGTGTTACCGTGGTTATAAAGCATTCCTGAATAGTTCAGAACGCCAAAACTTGTTGCTAAAGTATCTGCCATAATTGATTCTCCTTTAATTATTTAGTTCTGTTTGTTTCCTGCGCGAGTCGCATGAAGTAGGCAGCTTCACTCGAATTGCCTGCACTCAACGCAGCCTCTGCCTTTTTGGTGTAATCGTCGCCCGCACTGCCTCCGGCAACTCCTGAGGGGGGTGTAGAAGTGCCTTTCATAAGTTCAGCTTTCAGGGCTTTATCGTGAGCCTCAAGGTACTTTTTCTGATTGGCAAACACCACATCCATCTTGCCGTCAGTCAACGCCTGCGCTGATGCCGCCGCGAGTTCATCGTCGTAGCCAAGCCCGAGAAAATCAGCCTTGTGAGCGGCAATGGTTCTCTCCTTTTTCAGAGCTTCAAGCTCCGCCTGCATTCTCTCAAACTCTTCCTTCTTCTGAGCTTCAGCCTGCTCATCCTTTGAGAGAGTTTCCTGATACTTACGCTTCATTTCGGCAGCCTCACGATTAGCTCGAGTAACTGCATCCTTGTATCTCTGTAGATCGGGGGCGCTGTCCTCATACTCGAAAGCTTCGAGTGCCGCGAGCTTCTCTTCTGCGCTCATGTCGCTGTATCCTGCAATTTTGGTTGTGTCAATTTTTGCCATTAAAAATACCTCCTGCGTTTTTAGGTTTTCCCTAACCTTTTAAATTTGTTTTGCGTTTTTGAGAGACTTCCCTGTCTCACTGGTGTTCCCGGTTGGAGTCGAACCAACAGAAGCGCCGGGGAAGAGTTATAGAAAACCGGGTGTCCATCCGATGGACTGCGGGAACATACTTGAAAAACAAAAAATGGACTACAAACTTAATGCTTGTAGTCCCTGTTGACTGTATCCCTCTATCCTGTTATAGAGGTCTTTGTTTTAACTTTTCGTTCTATCTCCACTATAACGAGGCGATCTCTCTCCCTCTTGATTTCAACCGTATTTCCGCGCTGAAGCGCTCTCATTATAGCTTCATACTCATTCTGCGAAAAATGATAATCAAGCGAGTTAATCACCTCCGAGTGATTTAGGGTAGCATCGGCAACCCCAATGCGGACGAGCTGGATATTCGTCAGGCTCATATATTTTTCCATCACGCGACTGACAAATTCGACAAACGTGAGCATCCTTCTGAGTATTCCACATTATCCAGTCTTCTTCGTCATCTTTATATGCCTGCTTTTGTGCCGCGAGAGTCACTATAACGGCATATTCACCGTTCATTGCCGAGTAATACCTAAGAGCGTTTTTTATCTCTTCACGGGTGTTTCCCGTACTTATTATCGCCTCGGCGCACCTTGCTGCCTTTCGTTCGACTTCATGGGCATAGACATATTTCGTAGTAGGGTCGTAAGATTCGAGCAGCTCGTCAACCCACTCGCCATCGAGGCTTCTAAGCCCTCTTCTCGAGTACTCGTTGTATGTCTTCTGTGCGAGCAACAGAAAAGCCTCACGAGTTATTTTATCAGATTCTTGATATGTTGCATTCACCTGACTCAACACATGAACTTCATCAACGGCAAGAACGCTGTTAAGCTTTCCGAAAAGATCGATATATTTTTTATTAAGATACTTGATTATAGAATCAGTATAATCATACCTCGACATCGTCGCTGTTCACTTTCTCCTTATCGAGCTGAGTTTGCTGATTCGCGAAACGCTCAAGTTCTGCCACATCTTTTTCCTGCTTCTCTTCGGCATACTCTTTACTCATGGTGTATGCGAGTTCAGGATCGCTGAACATTCCGCAATGCTGGAAAGCAAGGCGCGGATGAATCTTATCATTATTAAGCATAGTGGTGAGCACCTGAGACTTTTCCTGAATATTCTCATAATTCTGTCTCGTGAATCGAATATCGATATCAGCAAGTTTCAGATTTATGTCGGATTTCAGGGTGTTGGTGATATGCAAAATCAGTCTCAAAAACTCTTTTTCCGAAAGCTTGAAAGTTGTTTCGGTATCCTTTGCGCGAGCTTCGGCAGACGACCAACCGTCACGGAATATAACCGCGCTTCCTGTATCACTGGTGGAACTGCCACCGTTCCGGTTGGGCATACCACAGATGGTGAGGATAGCATCATAGCAATAGTCAACCATCGCTTGGGTCTGAGTCTGATTAAGTTCCTGGGTGATATAGTTCGCGTCACCATCGGCGGGAAGCTTCAATCCGCCCATTGCTATAAGCTTACGATATTCATTCTCTTCAATATCCGCACCTTTTATTACAAGCAACGACTGAATGAACTGCTCAATACCGTCCATTCGGTTCGAAGCTATCATATTAAGCTCGTCGAGAAGCGGGAGGACGATTTCAAAAGCGCCCAGCCGAGCCATGTTTGCAGGGTACTCAATAATTGGTACCCTTCCGAGCATATGATCTTCTGCTTTCTTTATCTCGTTATCTTCAATCTCATAGTACTTGCTATCAGTATAAATGCAGTAACGAACTCCCCCGTCCTGCTTATGAAGTACCATACATCCCATGAGACGACGCTGACCGAGTTTGCTCGAATATACAACGAAAGTATTGCGCGGGTCGAGAGTGTAAATCTCAAACGGGGACTCGTCCTCTTCGCCCACGGGGTCGGGAAGTGCGATACGGTAGCCCGTTCCGCATATGGTGAACCATTCGGCGAGTTCTTTGTCCTTCGTCGCTTTATCTTCCGCGAAAACAAACTCGTTGAGTTTATTTATATCCTCAAGAACTTCCTCTTTGCCTCTGTTGACATACTGAATAGGTGCTCCCACAAGATACGCAACTTTGAAAGTGACGATCTCATTCGCTCTGTTCTCTACGATAATGTTATTGATTTCAGGACGTATTTCTTTCGTTCTGTGTATAATCGGCTGTTCGCCCTTATAGTAACGATAGAGATAGTCAATCTCCATACTGTTCTTGTTATGAAGAATCAATGCCTTATTAAGCACATCTATTACATTAACATCGGTGATTTCAGCCTCATCTGTGTAGATAACACTACGACCTGTCAAGCCTTGAAATGTTATAGAGCCCATGGGAAACACCTCCTCTTACTCAAGTTTAATTGTACACCATATATTGTATTTTGTCAAGACATTTATGCTATATATTGTGTATAAATTAGAATTGCCGTCTAAATATAGCGTACTGACCCATAGGATTGGTTATCATATCAATAGCCATCGCCAACGAATCTGGGGCGTCATCGTGCTTATTTGTTCCGAGCAGCTTAAAGGCGAAAACATTCTGCATGAACAGCTCATAAGCCTTACTTCTTTTTCCGGACTCTCGAAATATCATATTCTCTCGAATCTCCGGCGACTTATCGAATATCCTCTGATTTTTACTGATATTTGTTCCAGCAGCTTTGCTCGTAAGGTTCATCTTATAGCCCTTCTTTTTCAGCCGTGCGTCAATATCCTCCTTGTAAGACTCTGTAGATTTCGTAGCCTCGATTCGTCCTCGAGTTACCTTGTTTCTAATAATCCCGTCGACTATCAGAGGCTCGGTAATTTTTTTATCTCCGTTATCGAACACAACGTCGTGCACGAAGATGTCATCGCCGTACTGATAACAGATCGGCGCCGCCACATAGTCTCCGCCACCCCACGCAGGGTCAACTGCAATAAACACACAATCGGGAGCACCGTCAGGCAAAACACCATTGTAATATCTCAAGTCTTCAGGCTTGAACAATGTACCTTCTCGCTCTATCGGTGTTCCCATGTACTGGGCATTCCATGAAGCCATATCATCATTCCGCTCGAAAGATGCTCGCCGACGTTGATAGTATATTGAATCAAAACCCACATTATAGTCATAGCAGAAATTGCTCTCGTCGTTGTCATTCAGTGCGGGCAGGTTAATAAACTCATATCTGTAGTCCTTGAACTTATCATCAGTCTGCAACAGATGATATCTGCGTCCCGTAGGGTCGGCAATAGACCAACGAGTTCCGACCCAAAGATATTTGGTCTTGCCCTTTCCTCGGGGTATGAGGTTATTATCAACCTTACCCCAGGCGGTTGTAAGTCTGTCAGGGTTCAATGCTTCTTCGATGCCTCCGATAAGGTCATCGGAGATAATAAATCCATTTTCAGCGTCGCAGGCACCGTTCAGTGTTCCGTAGAGGGAACGGCAAGTAAGAGAGGGATAATGCTTTTTTCGTCCCACGTCGATTATCTCGTCCTGGGCGTTCGTTCGTGATATTTTCGCATCCGGGAACACATCGTTGTACAAGTATGTATCTTTGTCGGTCATGATCTCGAGTACGCCGTTATAAAAAGCTCTCGTGATAACATCAGAGTAACTGCAATAAAGGCTCGGGTGCTCCATGTCTCTACCCATTACCCAGGTCTCGAAAAATATCAGCAATGTCGACTTCCCGACTCGCGGAGGCATGGAAAGAAACAGCTCGTCAAGCTCGTCATCAACGAGGGCTTGCAGCTTTTCCACCACTCGTTTCAATACTTTTCGGCGAGGCTGATAGAATCTATCGGCAGGCTTACGATTCATCTCAAGATACAGCAGATATGAATCAAAGTCGTGCGGAGCATCAAATAGCAGTGTTCTTTTGTACAAACTGAAAAACTCTCCGGTACTGTTTCCGTCACGCATAGCTACAGCTATTTTGTTTCGGAGTTCGGCATTAGTCTTATGAGCCAGCTCAAAATTATCACTCTCAATATCACGACAGACCGCAAACATATCTTCGTAAGCCGATATCTCCGAAGGTGCCTTTTTTATCGCCGCGAAAATTTTCGAGATTAGTGATTTGTTCACCATCAGCTCTCACACCCTAACTGTTGAAATACTTTTTTGATCTTCGGATATTGAATAGCAATCCAATCAATCATTTCTTCATTTCTCGCCCAACAATCAACACTGTTGCTGCTCGAAGTTAGACCGCTTTCATTGAGAAAGGCGTGTATGACCTCGTGACGAAGCGTCAATCGTTCATGCTCTTTTCGAACTTCTTCTCGTTCATTTTTCCAGGTATCACATGTAAGCAAATCACCCACTACAATTTTTCGCTCCATGTAAGAACAATACCCAAATCGACCTTTAAGTTCGCAATCTTTTTGATATGAAACGCCCTCGTAAATGCTGTAGGATGTTCCTAAGATACTTACTTTTCTCATCAATAACCTCCTTAAAATGAAAAAAGGACTACGGAATTAACCGTAGTCCCTGTTGACTGCATCCTCTCACCCCGTTGCGAGAGTCATTATTTCTTCTTTTTATCTTTATCTATCGGCACCAATACCCACTCTTCATCCGTAACGTCTACAGTATATTTACCGAAACCATCATCGTAGGTTCTTGTATGATATCGAACTCTTTTCTCAACCTTTCGTCCCTTACGTTTATTATATACGCCGACAAAAACAACTGTCAATATTACCGTTAGCAACGCCTCAAATGGATATGCAATCAATATCAATAACAGTGGGTCCATAGTTCCGCCTCCATCGATTCTGTAGTTTCAACTTATCTAAGCTTCCACTCAACATAGTCAGTTTCTTTTTGAGAGTTATAAGAGCACTTTAAGGTCAATGAGTTCTCGGTATTTTTCTTCACTTCCACTGGAACTTTCAATTCCATTATATCGCAAATTTCCGTTTTGGCAAGGTAATAAAGCGGACTCTGCTTTAATCTTTTTTCAAAATCGGCTCGTGAACACCTTTGACCCAGTCCGAGCCTTTGCCGTATCTGTATAAGCCCTGATAAACTTTCTTATTCTCGTAAATGACCTGTATAGTGCTGATGGAAAACTTAGTCCCGCTTCGATTCATTTTTCCGAGAGAGTTGAGATAATCACAAATGCTCTTGTAGGTTTTGCCCTCATCGTCTTTCATGCGAAAAACAATCTTGACAACTTCAGCCTCACTCGGAACAATCTCTAACTTGTGATTCGCTGCTTTATAACCATATGGAGGTCTCCCACCGCTGTAACCACCTTTTGCCGACTTTACGCTTCGTCCGGCGCTTGTTCGTTTGTTAATGTTCTCTCGTTCCATTTCCGCACAAGTAAGAGTAAACGCTTTCAACATGTTCGCAAAAACACCAAACTGACCGAAGTCTTCTGTTATGCTTATCAACTCTATATTTTTGCGAAGCAGTGCTCCCTGATAGTAGAAGTAAATATTGATGTCTCTTGCCACTCGATCCGACTTAGCAACCACGACAGCTTCGTAAGGCGGATTGGAAACATCGCCATAAACTATCTCGTCAAATCCGGGACGATATTTTGCTCCGCTCTCTCCCTCGTCCGAAAACCACTTCACGATGTTCATGTCATTCTTACCGCAGTACGAAATGATTTGTTCCCGTTGAGCCTCAAGACCAAACTTGTCATCGCCAAGTTGACCGTCCGTTGAAACTCTAATATATGCTACAACATTTTTCACAGTAGACACCTCCGTTTATGATAACACTATACCACAATTACGGCAATATGTCAAGCGGTTATCGTAATTTCTGTCTTTTTTATTTTCAAGTGTGGTTAAGGCACTCACCCCCGCCCGCTGCGCCCGCTACAATCCCCCCGGGTATAAAAATTTACGAAAAATCTTGATTTATCTATTGACATTTACGGTAAATAATGATATAATGATACCGTAAAAGAGAAGGGCGTACCGCTCACTCATACCACAAAGCAACGATACGCCCACACAACACACCCACGCCGGGCGGCTGCTCCTCTATTATAGCACAACCCCGGCACCAATTCAAGGAGGATTTAAAATGAACGAGACAAGCAAAACACGAACCCCGGAAGAGATCACCGCCGATATCATTGAATACTTTAAAAACAACGAAGATCTTTTCAATGACTGCATGGAAGAGTTAGACAGCTACAACGGATATTTGAGCGATGATCGCTATTTTTCTATGGATGAGTTAGACGAACTGCACAACGGCACAGAGCCGAGCGAGATTTTACGCCGGGCATTTTTCGGATATGACGAGGAGACATACACCACGGACAGAGACGGAAACAAGACATACGGCGCATTCAATCCGAACCGGGACTATTTCAGATATAACGGATATGGTAATCTTGTATCCGCTGATTATAAAGACTATACCGGGCAGCTCGACAAATACGCCGTTGAAAGCATGAGCGAGAACAGAAGCTATGTTGACTCTATCGACGACAACGAAGAACTATCCGCACTTTTTGACGAACTGGAAGCAGCAGCGGAGGAGGAATAACAATGTTAAAAACAAACAGCAAGAAAGCCGCCGAAAATATCCGGGCTTATATCATGAACGGGTTCACGCCGGAGGGATACACGGACAACCCGCCGCAGGAATGGAAAGGCGTAGCCGCTTTCATTCTCGACACTTTCAGAAATGAAAAATATCACACGCCGCAAGACTTCCGCTATTATCGCAACAATGAGTTCGCCGCCTTCGCGGACTGGTGCGCAGGGCTTCCCGGAGTGCTTGACACTTGTTATTATTACAACCGTTCAGCCGTTGACGATCTCGGCGCAATCCTTGAAGAGACGGACGACGAAAAAGCACGGTACACCGAAGAGCAAGCCGAAAAAACGCTTACAATTCTAATTTATAGAGAGTTAAAGAAAGGAGCGGCGCAGAAATGAGAAAACACGAACAGACCGCAAAAGAATTTTGCGAAGCTCTAAAAGCGATCGCAGGAAAGCCGGAGAATCTCGACAACCTCAAAAGTTATTTATCGTACCACTTCGCCGATTGGATGAATAAATACGCAAACACGCCCGAAAACATAACGGCGGAGCTGAAAAGCTTCGCAGATATGGAGGAATAAAAACATGATCTATTATAAAGTTAAGCCGGAATATGATCAGACTTATATAAATCCACGTATACACGACGCAAATATTTTAGTCAAGAACGCACTTTATACAGAAACAGAACGGAAAAAAATGCAATTTGTACCCGACAAATGTTTTGAAATTGTAGATATCCCGCGCAGCAAAACCGGGTTTTTCTTCGGCGTAAGATATGCTTTTGAAGACTAACGGAAAAGAACAAAAAGCCCGGAAATATTTCCGGGCTTTACTCTTAATACAAAGGATGATTTAAAAAAATGCAGATATTTAAACGCCGTAAACCGCCGGATCGATACACTCCGAAAACATACACCACGCCGAGCGGGAGCGCCCCGGCGGTATATGTAGATATATTACAACAACCGCACACACTAATCGCAGGCACAACCGGAAGCGGCAAAAGCTGCGTTATAAACGGTATAATATACACGGCGCTCTATAAATCCCCGTTGCACGCCCGATTTATTTTAATCGATCCGAAGCGCACCGAACTTATTATGTACCGCAATTTACCGCACACCATAGCACACACAAGCGATCCAGGCGAAGCACTCCAAATATTAAATAATGCAGTCGCCGAGATAGATGCGCGATATGACCGCGCGACGGCTAAAGGTTTAAAAAAATCGGATGAAGCGGACATATATATATTTATCGATGAATTAAGCGATCTTATTTTTTCCGAACCTCGAACAGCTCAAACACTGGGCAAAATTGCCCGCATAGGACGCGCCGCAAATGTGCATTTAATAGCTGCTACGCAGTGCCCGAATCGCAAAACACTATCCGCAGAATTCGCGGCAAACTGTCCCGCCCGGCTCGCTCTGCGTTGCCGCGAAAAGATAGAATCCCGGCAGATCATCGGTAACGGCGCGGCGGTTACCCTGCCACAATACGGTTATGCTTATTATCAGGCACCACAATACACAACATTACAATTAGTCAAAATCCCGTATTATACTGATGATATATTACTTGAGCGCGTGCGATTTTGGGAAGAGCAGAAATAATCAAATCCCCGGTTATAATACCGGGGATTTTTTATACCCTTCAAAATATTGTCATAAATGCTCCATAAACGTGTTTTTACTTTTGCAATGTAATTTCATAGCAACGGCATTTAAACGGCTTTGTGGGGCAAATTTCGCAATATTTTGGCTATTTGAGATATCTCTATGTTTTTTGAGGTTCAATCGAACAGAGTAAAACGCCTTTGTGCGCCTTATTCTTTGTCGATGACCACACTCTCAACATACTTCTCTTCGATTGCTTTCGGGTCAGGTTCATCCCCGAGCGGGTTCTTCGCCGTGACTTCGACCTCCTGCTTGTCTGCATAGCCGAAGTTGTTCTTCATCAGGAAAATGCCTGATACCGGATTTATTTTCCCGTTCTGCATATAGTCGACCATCTGCAAGTCGAGCATCTGCACCGCTTTTTTTAGTAGGTCCCGAACCTTCGGATTGTTACCTCTCTGTTCGGTTCTGATATCCCATAATCTTCGACGGTCAACATCCAACGCAAGAGCAAGACCGGCAACCGAAGGTTTCATATCATCAGCAGCACATATCTCAAAGTAAGTCTGTATTCTTTGTGCGACCTCGTCCTCATTTTTCATATCGACCTTCTTCAGGGCAGCGAGCTTGAGAGAATGGTTGATATATTTCCTGTTGTCGCCTGGGTCAGGCTGTGCGGTACTGTCAGGTCTTCTTCTTTTTTTCTTTGTGACCTCGTTTACGATTTCATTTACTGTTTTTTCGTCCATATTGTCTCCTTTCAAATAGAGGGGAAATCGGGGAAAAATTTTTTCACCCTTTATATATGTACATATATTATTTTTTTCTATATGTGTAAGTTGATAAATAATTACCCCAAATTCCCCCAAGTTTAAAAACTCTATATGCGTAATTTCGTTTTAAAGTTCCCCAATTTCCCCATTTTCGGATAAATCGATGCCGCGAGCGTAATAATCCCCGTGACTTTTCATAATCGGGAAACCTCTAAACTCAATCTCGCCGTAAAAACTTGTCGTGCCGAGAGGCTTATATCTGTTCTCAGCGCGGCAGCACCACGACCGGTAGGCGTTGTATAAATCACCTCTTTGTACTTTCAGACCGTCTCCGATCGTGCAGCAGTCTTTTATAAAGTTGCCTATGCGATCATATTTGAGACGATAATCAGCAGTCGCTTTTCTCACGCAGTCGGGAGGGTTGAGACCATTTTTAAAATAGTCCGTGCATCCGTCAATGAGCCACTTGAGTATTGTCGGGCGGTTTTCCTCGCTCTGGAATATCTCTTTGAGGTCTCGGTCTCTGTTATTCTCCGTAAAGCTCTCGTCGAAAGTGATAACCCATATGCGGTCAGACTTGAACACTGTATCGTCACTGATAGCGGGGAGATAGTTGGTGTTGACCCATATACTATACTGCGGGACGAAGTCGAAGCTTCCTTCAAACAGTCCTCGAGTAGTGAGGGTGTCGCGCCCGGTCATTGCTTTGAGGGCGCTTGCGTCTATCTGTTGCTCTCGTTTTATTTCAGATATGTTTACAAGTCGAGTGTTCACAAGCTTGCGAAGTGCAGGCTGCGGGGAGTTAAAGTCAATGCTTTTGCCATTCTTTGCCTCGCATATGAGCATCGGGTCAGAGCCGCCCATGTACTCAGAGCCGAGCGCGGACTGAATGGAGCTGAATAAGGTTCCTTTTCCGTTTCGGGTCTGTGACCCGTAGGCAATAAACATACATTCCTCGCGGTTTATCCCGAGCAGGCTGTATCCGAGGGCGCGTTGCAGGAATGCCGCTTTCTCTTTGTCGTGGGACATTATCTGATCTATGAAGCTGTACCACCGTTTGCAAGGTTTCGCGAGAGTGTTGAGGTTGCAGGTCGTTACCTGAGTGAGGTTGCGGCTCTCACGGTCGGGTACCGTCTCCATTGTTTTGAGATTGTAGGCGCAGGCAGGGGTGTTGAGTAAGTATGGGTCTGCGTCAAAATCCGTTGCAGAGAGGCGCACCATTGTTTTGAGCATTGCGATAATGTTGTTTATCGCCGTATTTTTTCTGATGCTATTGCAGTACTTTGTGTACGGTTTCAGCTCGTCCTCGCCTACTGTCAGTGAGAGTTCTTTACAATAGAGCAGTAGGAGATTTAAGACAGTCTGCACTTTGTCTGAAATGTTACCTGCTTCGGTCTGTTTTGCCCAGCGGGAACCGTCCCAGATATACCATGCATCGTACTGAGGGCAGTACCTGATACTGTTGTCGTACAGATCGGCAATGAGAGTCGCCGTACCGATGTCATCATGGGTATAAATCATTGACGCATACGGGTGCAGCGCCATGAGTTTTTTCATCATCCCCGCCTGCTCTTCGTCCTCTATGTATCGCTTACAGCTTTCGAGGTAAAAGGGTTCGTTATCCATTGTCATTCCTCCATTGGTTCGTTCCAGCATTTAACACATCCTGTGCCCGGACACTCTCCGCAATCTTATCCATTTTCATTTAATCAATACTCCTCCTTGATTTTAAATCCATCTAATTTTGGGTTCACCCTTGAACCCCTTTTCCCAAACGAACCATGCATACGCCACAGCACTCGACTCGGTTTTACTAAAGTCGCCGTTCTTAGCACAGTTCACTCTGCCGGAGAATACATACACATATTTCGGTGGAGCTTTATCAAACAATTCCCGTCTTGCCTTGCCCTCAAGAAATGTGACCTTGAGGAACATAGCTATTTTAGTTGAGTCCATAGATAACTCTAAGGCTTTCTCTATAAATTCCTTGGCATATTTGTACGGCGGGTTCGTGATAATGTCGCGTGGTATATACTCCGTGGGATGAGGTTTGGTTCTCAAAAAGTTCGCCACATATGTATTCGGATAACCCCTATCCACAATATCACTCGACAGAACGTCGTAGCCGTGAGTCTCCAACACTTTTGATATGTGTCCTCCACCACAAGCCGGCTCCCACACATAGTGAAAGAATTTCTCTCGTTTCAGCAACTCCTCAACTGCTTTCGGGTCGGTCGCGTAGTAGTCGTCGTCTGCCCTATTTTCGTTTGAGTGGTTAGACGCCCCGATAATTTTGTATACAGAGGTTGCATCGCCGCTCCAATCCTGAGCCATTTCATCTCCCCCTCTCATTTTCATTTTTCAAATCAAAACCCGTGCGCTCGCATTGCGGGCACACCTGCCGACCTTCGGGGACTATCTCTCCGCAACAAACACATCTGTCTGCGTCAGGCATTGGCATCACCTCTCAACAGCTCTGGATTGTCGTGAATGTTGCCGATAACTTCATAAAAATAGCAACCGCTTTCACTCAAATTTGAAAGTCCGTTCACTTCCCAATCGTGTCTATTCAAATCAAAAGCGGGATAGTTAGTTGCAGTACCATAAACAACCTCGTCAATAGTCCACATATTTTTAAAATTTATTCCATCGTATTCTTCAGGACACTCAAGACTTTCAAGATACATTTCGTATTCACCGCTGTCTGAATAACGAATTATATCGCCCTCAAAAATTTTCGTGCCGTTTTTATCTTTAAGACCTGTGTACTGTCCTACGGTATCAGGGTCTACAATATAGTGCGAACTCGGCTCGTTGTATTCTTTTGGGTGCGGAACAGTAATATAATCACAAAGCTCGTCGTCAGTTCTGCAATATTTAGCTTTATAATAATATCCCTCAACCCACTCGCCGTTATCTGTTCGCTTGCCGCGAAAAAGTATCTCACGCATTGTTATCGCTCCTTATTCGTATTTAATAAATCCGTCGCCATATAGTCGATTCAATTCCTCGAACACATGACGCATACCAAGCCCGTCTTTCGTGGGTCTCCATAAGCCCTCATTGTCGTACTCTCCGCCGTTCAAGCAGTAATTATATAATTTCGGGTGTGTTTCCTTGAGCATCTGAAACTTTGTTGGCTCTTTCTCAAGATGTGCTCCAAATCCGCAGAAAACACAGCCAGTTCTCTGGCAACCCGTAGTCCTAAGCTTGCCGTTTTCTTCAACTATATCGCCATAAACAGAGGCATAAGGCACTTTATATCTGCGTAAATACTCAAGCACATCCTGCTCTGTCCAAAATGACATGGGTTGAGAGATGGGGCGTTCAGCATCAAAAGCATTGCAGCCGTTATTAAGCCACGCATTTTTGCGAAGCCCACTTTCGCACGCCATAGTTGCTATTATCGGCTTCTTTCCTGTTTGTTTATCATACGCCTTTAACGGCTTTTTTTTCATCACGTTACAACATTTATTATCAATTAGAAAGTCCGCATTTATTAAATCCCTATACTTCACCTGAGAGAATCTCCCGTTATACTTTACATCGTGAGCGTTTCCGGGGACGAAGAGTTGAGCAACCTTCCCGTCTGGGTTTCTGCGGGCGACTGAAACATACAGCGATACCTCTTTGCTTATCATAGGATATCCGTATTTTGTAACTACTTCACGGAAGTTCATTTCAGGCTTGAGCCATGTCACATTGTCAAAGGTTTTGACGAAGTCCCTAACTTCGGGATATTCAAGACCCGTGTCAACAAACACAGCTTCTATGTCGGGATAAAGCTGTCGGGCAATATGTAACAGTACTGTGCTATCCTTGCCTCCACTAAAGCTGACATACACCTTACCTTCGAACTTTTGATACCATTCAATAAGCCTCGTTTGTGTGACCTGTATTTTTCTTTCAAGCGACCACGCTTGCATCGTCTTTAAATCTTCCGGTGTGTATTTGTTTTCACGCATTGTCTTCGCGCTCCTTTAACGCTCGTTCCGCTTCTTCACGGGTGAGAAATACGGTTTTGCCGATATCAGAAAGATAAATAATGTTTTCGCTATCATCAGTAAAAAACATTTCACTTTCATAGATATTAAAAGATATGATTACAAATTGGACAACGCCTAAACAATCAGACGGTCTATAAACTCTATCGCCCACCTTACACGGCGGCACGATAACGCCGTTTGAAATAAGATGTTCTGCAATTTCTGTTACTGTTTTAATAGAGACATCACATTCCCATTCGTGTAATGTATCTTTGAGTAATTCTACCAATCTATCTCTGTCAGTCATTTGTATCACTCCAATCTAAAGCCTGTCCGCAATCGGGGCAGTAATCGAACCTGTCCATAAGTACATCCCGACCACAAATCGGGCAATATAGCCAGCCATCATCTTTAAGCTTCTTTGGTATCTGCTTTTCAAGAGCTTCTATGATTAACTTGTAGCAATCTTTTGAAATACGCATTTCAAAATCATCTGTGTTTCGATAAACTTGATGCAATACCTCGCGAAGTGCATCTTTATAATCGTGCATTATTAAGTACCTCCATCCATTTTGGCGCCGCAGTCCGGGCAGTAGTGCCACATACATTTGTAATCGTCAATGCTTGAATCTTCGTCTATAATCCAACTTTCGTGGCAAACAGAACATTCAGCGCAATCAGCATCGCACCAACCCAACGGCTCTTGAGTTTCAATCCACTCACCGTGCTTAACTTCTTGCACATCAGCGCGAGCAATAAAATCCATACAGCCCAACTCTTTTATTTGCTCTTCAATGTTGTTGCAGGCTTCCCGCATATGGCAAACTTCATTGTGTATGCAGTCTTTACAATTCATTTTGTTTACCTCCATTAAAAATTCCTAATTTGAAACGCATCTCCGCACTGCACGATATCCGGGTAATTTGACATTGCTATTTTTATCGCATATGGGTCTATTTCATAAGCATAATACTTGACATTCGTAAAGCCCATTTTATCCAGGCAATACCTACCTGTTGCTATGCCGTCATACATAGACAAGACTATAAGCTCTTTGTCTCTCGGGACATCTTTAAGAGCGTGATTCAAGATATGTATAATAACCTCTGCCGTCCATCCGTTGCCGATTGTGTTGTACCGCTGACTATCTTTTACAGCTTTAGTGTAGTTGTCGGGGAGCGTTTGCAGCCTCTCGTATTCGATAGGCATTAGTTTTCTCGGTTTCCCGTCTTGTAGGATTTTCTTTACTCTGTGTCCGCCTTTTCCGTCGCAAGTAAGCGTCGGTGATTTGAAATTGATATTGTGTACCCGCTTTATAATATCCATAGCCTTAATATCTAACGAGGCACATACTGCCTTGTCGGTATCGAGTAATGTGTACGGCTTGTCGGTGTACCAATATTTGCTCGGTACCGCTTCGGCGGGTAGTATAATATCTTTTAATACAAGCCCTTTTTCCTTTGGCATTTCCGCTTCCCAATTAAACGCATAAAACCGCTCTCGGCTTTGTGCAGATAATAGCCCACTGTTAATGTGTGCGAGTTCTACTCCGAGCTCGTAGCTAATTTGTTCTTGAATTTCGGGGGCTGCGGACTCGTTGTTTTCATATAAGAAAAGGTCGGGCTTAAATCGCTTTTTTGCGATAAGATAATTTACAAACAATTCCCAACCTATCCCGCTTGCGGTTGTTTCTCTGTCCTTTGTTCTTGCTATGCTCCACTTTGTGCAAGGGCTGCCGCCAATTAAAAGTTTAATCGGCGTTCCACTCTTCGTCACCGTTTTGCTGAAATCCATTTTTTACCTCCCGCTTGAACCGAATCCGTTATTGCCGTTTTTCAACAGTTTTTCTGTTAGTTCTGCGATCCTCGCGTTCAGCGCATCGATTTCCACGCTACACTCATGATTTTTTGCTTTGAGCATCGCTATCATTTCTTGAGCTTCTGCTCGTTCGCGACGTTTCTTTTTAATAAACTCTCTCAGTTCATGTACCCATGTAATCGCATATACCGCCAAATTTGCTGAACAAACCGCAGCAACCAATATTTCAAAGAAATCAACATTACTCATCGTTGTCACCCGCTTTCAGTTCCGTACCACAAATAGGACAATAGTCAAATCCTATCTTAGCCGAGGGGGTTGTCCCGTAAGCGATCTTCGGTTCATAACCGCAGAAACGGCAATAAAGGTCTTCATAAGGCTCGTCCTGAATATAGTAATAATATTCACCAACACATCCGTGCCTTTTGTCGTCCTCGTAGCACTGATAAACTTCATGGATTGCTTTTTGCAGATTGTCAAATGGTGAAATCCAGTGTCGCTCACCTGTTATACTGTGTTTTGACCATACACTGTATCGTTCATACTGTTTCATTATTGGTCTCTCCTTATGAATATGTCCCTATCACTATCGCGAGGAAAAAGATAATAAGCATTCCTACAGTCGCCGAAGCAATCACAAGTAGGAATTTGATGAAGTCTTTCATTCTGCGTTCTCCCCTGTTATCAGTTCCGAGTAGGGGAGCGTTTTAATCCACCCGCAAAACTCAACCCATTCGTCGAGCTTATGGTTCTTACGGGCGTGATACATATTGGTAAGTACTTCGTAGTTCAACATTACCGTTCGACGCTGATTGTAGCTGCTCGGCAGAAGCTGGATGAGCTGATACCAAATATCTTTTCTTGTCGGTTTTGGGAGCCCATTATTATCCCATGTGTCATAGTTAACATAAGCGTTTCGACATTCATTCAGGATTTTGATTGTTCGCATTAGAATATCCATGCCTGATGTCATAAGACGCTCACACGAGAAATCATCCGTCGTAAACTCTTTCGCATGAATCTTGTGCATGGTTGAACATGAGTTTGCAACGGTGCCCACCTTGTAAGTGTCAAATTCTTTCCACCAGTACAGGGGAGCTGTTATATCCACATACACCGTAATCATTCTCATAAACTTGCGATGGTCTGTACCCGCACTACAGAGACGCTTCATAAGATTAAGGTCGTTGTCGCCGATATCAACAGCATCACTGGGAAGATCGCCGTAATGATACTCTTCGGGATAAAAACTATCACTCTTACCCCAGCTATTCATCGGATTTCGACAGCCCCTAATAATCGCCTCCCACTGTTCTGTAGAAGGTGCTACAACATTTTCAATCTTTATCATAATAACAGTCACTCCTTCCTTCGCGGCATTCGCTTATCCTTGTCCAAAAAAACCTTCCGTTATCATCGACAAGTAAAAAGCGCGAGTTTTTCTTGTCAACGGCGTAAACCGGGGAATCCTGCCATCGCCCGGAATCGTCCTTGTAATTAACTTCAAACATAATTCTTCATCTCCATTTCAGGCTTAGGGTTTAACATCCACATCAACGGGAAATTCAGTGTGGAACTCTACGACATAGTGATATGGGTCGGCGTGTGTGCCTGTTATATCTTCCACAACATAGAGCGTATAATCGTTGAGATAAATATAGTTCTTTTTGTATTCGTTCGGAGCTACTTTGCAAGTCACAACAAGTTCATCGGTGCTATTGTTGCTTATGCTCATGTAGCCCTCGGCGTACATCACTATTTTGTCAGTACGCGCATTGTAAACAGTAATTCGCCTTTCGCAATTAAAGTTATCAGCGGCAAGGCTCATATTGTGATTGACCTTGTCAGCCTCCCTACAGCCGGTAAAACAAAGTATTATAACCAGAGCAACCATTATGATTGCGAGACATTTGTTTATTATCTTATTATTACGCATGATTTTTCATCTCCTGTATCTTGTTACGCTGTTCACGATGCACTCGACTTCATACCCCGACAACGGAGGTCTGCAAGCCTGCGCATTTGCTTTCAGTAATTCTTGATGTATTTGTTCTTTTGAATATCCCTGGGAATGCATTTGCCCCGCAAGGGAAGTGAGACTTATATTCCGCATTCCCGCGGGAATCTCGGGATATCGCGGTGTGATGCTGATTTTCCCCTCAACTTGAATCTCGTACTTGGGGGTGTAAATCCGATTGCGGGAGTTTCCGATACTTTCTCCGTCCTTTGGGGTATCTTTGAAATACTTATCAACGATATAATCGATGCCTTGCTGATTTTCTATAATCCTCGGATATATCAGCTTTTTCCCGGTCGTGATGAAGTATCGGGAACCCCTATAAATCTCCACTCCTGCGCCGTTGTTTTTGCCCTTAAACGGTAACGAACCTTTGATAAAAATATGTACGCCGCGCCCGCTCCGAGACAGTTCGGTGTATGACCGGCAGTGACTGATACAATCAAGACTCAAATCAGACAGAAAGCCGTCCTCATCAAACCCCGCATCGATATCAATTCCGACTATCCCATTATCTGCAAAAACAAATCCTACATGGTCATATACTCCGTCGTTGACAGCTCTCACGGCTTCGTCAAAGGTGCTCCATGTTTCGGGTGCTGTAGAGGACGCTGCTTTTCTCGCTTTCGCCTGCATCGGTATTTTTGAATTGTTCCATACACAGACCCATTGCGGAAGTTCTGTGATTTCGGGAGGGAGATTGTCGTATCTCATGGCTTATTCCTCAGTATCATTCTCGCTATTAAACCAATACTCGCCCGCTCGTATCGTAAAACCGGGGAAAGTTTTGGTATCAGTGGTTGATTTGTTTGCTTTAATGATTTTTTCAGCTTCATATGCAGGCATTGAATGTTTGACATAGTCATTGCCCGCTCTCGTAATGAAATCTACGGTTCCGTTTGCATTGATTTTGAGTTTGCTCATTTGCACATCTCCTTTACCAAGTTACATTTCCAAAGGTTTTGTTGACTTTTTCGATGCTCTGATTGAGTTTCTCCAAGGCTTTCGCTTCATTCTGCCGAAATGGAAGGTCAACCAGGTCGGGCTTTTCCACCTGTGTCCAGAGAGCACCGAAAATATTCCATATAAACGCGCGATCATGTCTTTCGTCAGTATCACCCCTGAGGAATTTGAGATAATGCCTTACCGCGCTGTCAATGTAGCTATGCATTGGGATTCCTTTTTCCCAGTTTCTCTCGGAGTATTTGAGAGCACCTTCTTCATAGTGCTTTGAGACTTCGAGAATCAGCGTAGGAAGGTCTGTGTTGAGCTTTTCGGCAAATTTATCGACCGCCTCTATAAGCTGCCCTGAATCGCCATGTTTGACGAAATAATCGATATGTCTGATAATCTCATCGTTTCCGAGGATTCGGGAGACTACCCCGAGGGGAAGAAGGTCGCAACGACCTTTCCCCTCCTTGATGTCTCTCACTGCCCCGGTCTCGAATTCTATTCTGCTGCCGCTGTCCAAAATAGGCATGATAATCCTCCTTATCCGAGCAGATCGTCGAGACTCGGCAGTTTACTTGAGTTAGTTTTCACGGGCACAGAAGCGGAAGCTTCGAACCCGGTTGCCGGACGTTTGTCATTGAGACGAATGAAGGTCATCGTCTTTCCGGGTTCATCTCTCTTCTCGATTTTTTCGTGCGTAACATCGCACTCTACATAGTGACCGACCAGCTCAACCGGGTCTATATCATCTCCGAGCGCGGTTCCGTCCATAGCCTGGCGGACGAAGTATGAAAAGGCATTATATGCGCCTGTATTCTCTCCGCCGTCCTTAGTCTTGAACGAATACCTTTCAATGTGTTTAGAGCCGTCCTTGGTTTCCATTGTTACTTCAAGCTTTCCGAACTTGTCCTTATAGTCAACATTGACTATCTTGAACACATGAGTGCCCTCGGGGATGAGTGAGAAGCCGTTAGTGAGTGTTATTCTTGCCATTAGTGATTTCCTCCGTTGTTTGTATTTTTAATGATATTTGCGATTATCACAATTATAAAAAGCGTCATTTCAGCGAACAGGGTTGTCAGCACACCGAGTACAAAAGGATTGATGAACACCGTAGACCTCCTTATATCCTCGTTGTAGTCAACCGATAGCTTGTCTCTGATGTTGAATATTTATCGAGCAGTCCATCGGCAGCTAAGTCATTTTTATTGATCTTCGTCGAGGTCGTTTTGCTGATATCCCATGAATACTGACCGCCCTTGAGAGATACTTTTTTATCCCCTTCTCGGAACTGCCCCTGACCGTATTCTTTCACGATATCCGAGATCGTTTTAAGTCTCTTAATCAGCGGAGTCAGAGGTTCGGAAAGCTTGTCTATCTGCTCTTTTAGGGCTTCGCCCTCAGTGATGAGGGCATTGATATCTGTCTCAGAGGAAAGAGTGTTTGTTCTGAGTTCCTTGAGAATATCGGCATCAGCCGTTTCATCGTATTCGGGAGATATTCCCGAGAGGACATGATTTCTCCACCAACCTTCAGCAACTCTTATATAGTCCTCGAAATCAGGGTATCTCTCACTGATTTTGAAAGGGACAACAATAGTATTTGCGGCATTCGGTACAAATGCTTCGGGGTGCTTGTAGTCCTTATCCTCGAGGAAAGAAGCAACCATTATCACCTGATCTACGCCGAGTAAATAGGCGTATAGCGCAGCCTGTAAAGCGTAGTATTCGGGAATGTCATTAGCCCAGTCTTCGCTTCGTTTTGTGGTTTTCATCTCGAGCACCGATTCGAGTTTTCCGTCCTCATCGTAGTTCAGATAGTCCCACATTCCGCCGAATATCGGCTCATCGTGAAAGAAATCTCCACGAGTGACCTTGAAGTAATTATCACCGAACTTGTCTGTGGGAGTAACGAGGTTAGGCATATAGTAGCTCTGCTTCATATACTCAGCCTGTTTTGGTTCTATAGCCTTACCCGCTATCGTATAGATGGTATCCTCGAAAGGTTCTTCGTATGTTCGGGTGATTTCGCACCATGTCTTAAACGGGGTATTCCATTTGTTCAGCCCCATGATTGCAGCGAAGCGAGTACCCGTGATTTTCTTCGGACGCTTGGGGATATCGACTTTGATTTTATTTCCGTTAATCCACTCCATATACTGCCTTCCTTTCGTTGTCAATCGAAGCTATACAGTCAGCGATACGATTTAACACTTCGGGTGATATTTCCGGGATTTCCTCTTCGATATGCTCGTATATGTTAGTTAGGCACTCGTAATAATCATTGAGGGGAAGGTATTTCTTGAGAGTTACAGTGCCCTCGCCGTCTATCGAAAACTCAACTTCGGTGTAGGGCGTGAAGTTCGCCGCTCTGATGATGCTTTTCGGAACTTCGAGAAGTCCGTCAGCATCTACTGTTCTAATTACTTTGTCCATAATCAACCTCCGCATTTTTCAATCATTTCACTGATTCCGGTGATAAGCTTTTCGCAAGCCGATTTTGTGATATCCTTGAATCCGTTAGTTTTCAAGGCAACCTCCTGAATGAACTCTTCCTGATCGGGGGCAACCTCTCTAAGCTTCTTGAGAGCCTCCTTGAGAGCCTTGATCTGAAGCTCGTCTGCATTACCGTTAGCCCCAGTGAGGGTTTCTTTTATCTTTGCCCTCTCTTCTGTAGTTGCGGGTGCTTTTTTCTGTTCGGATGCGTGAGGTACTGTTGGCGTTACGCCAACCTGCGGATCAAGTTCGTCGGGCTGAGTGATGTCGAGAATGAGGTAGTACAGGTATCGTCTCATGTAGGTGATTCCCGCACCCGTCGCCTGAACCTCGTTCATTCTGAATTTCGCGGGTTCTTTGATATTTTCGGCGGGAAATGACACGTCGATATGATTCTCAGGCTTGTCCACGTCGATGAGCTTACCGAGTGCCTGTCCGTCAACAAATGTCGTTATGAAAACACAGTGATATTTTGCAAAAATCTCTGTCGCCGGAGGAACAATGTCTGAAAGTTCATAGTAGGTAAACTCTGCATGATTATTCACTCCCGACTGCTGAACTTTCAGGTTCGCGAAATCCGTTCTCGCGGCTAAGAGTCTTACATAGAGATTCGCACCGATAACTTCGTTCGAAGTTTCTGTCTTTTTAGCTGGCATGATTTGATTCCTCCAATATATTTAATATTTCTTTTTTAAGTGAGTTGACCTTCCGTGTATCACGGTTTCGTGGCTTGATTCCGAGAAAATCGTTGACATACTTTCTGGCAAGTTGTATGTACCAGTTTTTGTCGATATCCTCTATTGATGCTTCGTTATTGTTGTCAATTAGGCAATGCGCCGGCAGCCCTCCGATTTTCGCATTCCGCCCGGTTTCTTTATGAGTTTTCATCAGTGTGCCGAGTCGTGAATCCTTTGAAGCATATACTCTGTTGCATCGTTGAGCTTGAACTTCTTGGGGATTATTCAATGGGTTAATAATCTGAAACACCCTCGAGTATTTGCCTGAAGCTTTCGCCACGATTTGAAAGGCGAGGGGGTCGGTACAGTTATTTATCGTCTCTTCAACAGGCATATCTTTCGCAAAATAATCAACGAGTGCTTTCGCAATTATGGTCATATTGTTATTGATGTTGAATGCGCCTGCGGGTGCTATTCCTCTGACGAGCAAACCGCCTTTGACTTTCAAATTTCCATCACAAGCGATTTCGATGTAATTGTTGACATCCTTTTGAATGATTTCTTTAATAACATCTTCTTCAAGTTCGAAGCCCGTCCTGCTCTGCCATTCTTTACAAATTTCTGTATATTTGTCCATGTCAGAACAATCAAGAGAGACCATAATGCCGTCTGTGTTGAGCTGTATTATTCTCAAGGTTGAGCAGTCCGTGTAGAGGTGATTGGCAAGTTCTAACAATCTCAACTGCCCGGTGATACAAACCGAACGCCCCATAAGAGGGTCATAGAGATCGTTATATTGATTGAGCATTGCACCATAGGTAGTGTTCGCAACAAGCTTCAATGCGTTTGCCGTGGCTTTATCCCCTGACTTTTTAGCAGCCATTCGGCGTTCGAGCATATCTTCATAAATTTTCGAGTTAGGGATAGCTCTTGAGGTATACCCTTCAATCGTCATTAGATGCGGATAGTAACTTCCAACATCCTGATTTCTGATTCGTCGAGTTTCCTCTTCCCGCTCTCGGTATGTCGGTATGGCTCCGTGAATGCCACCGAATCCCAGGGTACATTGACAGTCACCAATCATCAAATTGAGTTTGGACGAAAACAATTCTTCATCGGGAATTGATTTATCGTGTATACGTTCAAAAAACTTTACCGCTTCTGCCGGAACATATTCCCAAAGAATGTTGTCCGGGAAATTATATTCCCGCTCGTCGGTATGCGTTTGTGGGTGAGCATCGAGGTATGCTGCTGTCAGCTTCGCGTTCGTCATGTACAGGGCTTTTTCATCAGGTATACCTTTTGCCCTGCCGAGGAACAGCTTGTTTTTCAGATAGTTTTTTCGCAGCTTGTACAGCTCTTCTGTTGCGTCGACATCGTGAACACAGTACATTATTGTTTCGTCAATTTCATAGTCAGTAAGAGCACGATCAAGGTTAAAATCCACTTCTGATTCTTGTATATCCATGCCGAGATGAGCTTCTATTGCCTTTAGGGACAAGCCTACCTGACAGTCATCGAATACATCAAACTGCTTGAAAAAGTAACGATTCTCACGCATCAGCGGGTGTTCCCAGCCGCCTCCGCCGCCGATTATATAGTCATTGAGTTCTTTTATGTCTTCGGGCGAAGCCTCGGCAAGAGCTGCTTTAAGGATGAATTGATCGTAGTGCTTATTGTTGAACCCGCAGAGCAGAACGTCATCGTCTTGCATAAACTCCTGAAGTGTTTCAGGGTCATTGTGAATGATTGTATAGATTCCCGTTTCGGCGGACTTAAATACGAAAAGCCAATCGTGCGCAAAAACCTCGCAGTCGAAAAAATAAATCATTGTGCACCTCCGTCCGTGAATAAGCACCCGTTTTTACGATAGATACCTACTCGTGATTTGAACGCCCGCTGAAAGTATCTTCCGTTGTCTACGAAGTCAATGCATATCGGGTTTTTCTTACCCTTATGCGTTCGAGCGACACGCCCTATCGCCTGTGTAACTACGGCATAGTCCTTTTGCGGCAAGGTCATGTAAAGCACTTCAAGACACGGTATATCAAGCCCCTCTTTTGCCAGTGAAAAAGTCGCGAATAAATACTTTTTCTTGCCGTTTCGCATGTCTTCTATAGCCTGCTCGCGTTCCGCTTTACCTCTTTTCGAAGTCATTTTCCCGGAAATCATAACGGATTGTTCCCGCATCTCAGGCGGAAGCGCCGACATCAATGTTTTCAGATGTTCGAGCCTTTCCGAAAGAATCAACCCTGGACGATCTTGATATACCGAAATAGTTCGTACTATTGTGTCGTTTCGAGTACTGTCGGCGCAGAGGTGATTTATCATTTTCGCATATGCGATGGTGCCGTCGGAGTTCAGACAGTCAAGAGATATTCCGCTCGTTGTGTCTACCGTGCAAACAGTGACAGGCATTGTTTTTTCGGCAACAGCTTCATCAGGCACTGTATAAGCTACATGACCAAGAAGCGCGTATGTTGCCTCAATCATTCCGTCGGCTCTGTGTACGGTCGCGGAAAGTCCGAATTTATGCCGCGCCGCGATATGATTCAAGACCTTGTAAAATTGAGTCATAGTTGTCGGGCTTCCGGCTACTCGGTGACATTCGTCGACAATCACCACATCCCAGCAATCCTTGTATCGGTCGAGATCGAGTTTAGCCATCGTCTGAACTGTCGCAAAAGTTATTCCCTTACCTATCTCAACTTTTCCGCCCGTGATTGTACCAATGAGTTCTTTATCAATATACTGCTCGGCTCGCGCCTTGCTCTGATTTAACAGATCGAGGGTGTGTGTGAGCCACAGCACAGGTCGGCGATATCTTTTAGCAAGTGCTATCCCCATCTGCGTTTTACCGCTTCCGGCTTTACTTTGAAGTATTCCGTACTGATTCTCTATCAGCTTGTCAACAGCCTCAGATTGATAATCATACAGAGGAATAGGCTTGCCACCGAAGTCGATATCTTTATTGCATCGGAACTCAACATCGAGACTAAGTGATTCACCGCCTACGACCATGTCTGAAAACACACCTCGTGTGCCGTATGGAAGAATCAAGTCATCCCCGTCTTTTTCATAAAGCATCAAGTTTTTGGGAGTATCCCCTATCCAAAATCCCATTCGCACTTTTTTAGCATATATGGGATTTTTAATCGTCAATGTGTTTTTGCACAGCTGAACAATTTCGGGGGTCGGGTCAGATACCCGAATGGTGCTACCAATACTCAAGCGCATGATCTCACCCAATCTTCCAACTTAACCCCCCATGAATCGAGTTCAGTTTTGTGGAGTGAGGATTTGACGCGAGAAAGAACCATTAGTGTGGTGTGAGGAATCATATAGATATTCCCCTCAATCAGAACCGCAAACCATGCTCTCCCGTTCCCAACGCTTCTCCAAAGCTCCATTGCAAGATTCTGATTATCTTCGATTCTCCCGAGCCTGAATGAATCTCCGGAGCAAACTTTGCAGTCTATCAGATAAGCAATGCCGTTTCTGACGGCAATTACATCAGCAGGCTGACCGTCACGGTTCTGTGCGAAGTTATGTACCCAGAACCCCTTGCTAAAGAGCATCTCGCAGAATGAACGCTCAAAGGCGTTTCCGGTTTGTTTGTTTGAATGTTTCATTGTTTTACCTCTTCATTTGAATTTAGGACAAGTTGCCATTTTGTGTTTCGCATCTCTTACAGGTTTTACGTGTCTCGGGAATCTTGCCCGAAGCAAATCGTACTCAAGTGACTGTTGCTTGTGAATTTCCTTGAGAAGTTCTTGTCGAGCAGAGAACCATTCAAGATATCTTGTGCAGGTCGCATGGCATTTGATATCACGGTTTTCACATTGGTGACAGGGATTAATCGGCACAGGTCATCACCACACTTTCCAATAACATCGGTTTATTTAGGCTTTTACCAACCATTCCAATTCACAGTCCTTTTCTTTTTGAGGTGATACGCACAATAGTTCTCGGACGCAGGAATCTCACGGAAACATTCCGTTTCATAGGTATAGGCGCAACATTTTCCGTCCCATCCGTTACTCGGACGATAGATATCGCGAAGCCAATAACAAGTTTTGCAGATGTTTTTTCGGTGCCATTCCTGCTTTTTGGGGACATCAGCGGTCTTTTCGAGTCTTTCCATTGCGTTCACTCCTATAGGCTTTGAGTCCGGCTCTGACTCTGTCCTCGAAAGCTATGAGCTTGTCCTCATGCCAAAAGCCGTAGATTATCAGTACGACGACGGCGATTTCAAACACCGTCTGGATTGCGAATTTCAGTGCCATTTTCTTTTCTTCCTTTCTATGTAAGTTAGGCGAAAAACCTGTGACCGCCTATGGTGCAGACATAGGTCTGCGACTCATGCCATTCGCTGCTCACAAGCTCCGGTGCGTAGAAGAAAAGTATCTTCGCGTCTGTCACCGTCTCGCCGGCATCAAAGACCGCGGCGACGGCTTCCCTCGTCTCTGCGTTCGGTTCTACCCGGCGTGCCGTGTAACCGTATTCGGTCACAATCTCGGCGGGTCTTTTCCCTGTTTGCTCGCAAGCATTTAAAATGCACTGTGAGACCGCCATTTTGCCGTCAAACGGCTCTGTTCCCGATTCAGCCATAACAACCTCGCATATAAGCTCTCGCTCGTCTGCGGTCAACCGGTAGCGTGCTGTGGGTATCTGCGCCGATACCGTCAGGTCGGGCGCAATAATCGGTTCTGTCTCCGGTATCGTGATTTCTTCCGGAACCGCTGCCGCCGCGAAAAGCAGGACAAGCGCCAGCACTGCGGCAATCGTTAAAAATCCTTTCGTCATTTTGATGTCTCCTTTCTGTTTTTGCCCTTAGCTCACCATAAGACCGATGTCTCCGCGCTTGAACTGCTCAAGCTTGTCAAGCCTAATGTAGTACGAGTACGACCCGCTCGGATTTTTGATCGCGATGCAGAAGGTACATTTCCCCTCCCTCGCGAGCAGACGGATCTGATGCGGCGGTATGTAGATAACCTCTCTCAGGTACATTGACGCCTCGTCGACTGACATGAGTGCCATTTTTTTACGCATGGTGTTTTCCTCCTTCGTTCCTTACGACAGAAATTTCTTGACAAAATAGGTCTGACCCTTGCCTGTGACCTTTGTCGTTCGGGTAATTCTCACCGAGCCGTCAGGGTTGTTTATCGTGCTCTCCTTGACCTCGAAGAGGCTCATTTCCATCGCTTTCTGAGTCGGCATGTTCTTGCTCTGACCGTCTTTGATGAGATATCCGTTCTGACGCAACCACTCGAAAAGTCTCTTCTGACCGATGTCAACGCCGTTCTGCCTTATGATTTTCGCAAGGTCGCCGATAAGAATCGAGTTATGTGCCGTCTCTACCGCGTTTGCAAAGAGAACTTTCGGGGCTTGCTCCTTGAGCTGTGCGCTCATTCTTTTGCTCTCTTCAAACATCATCGTCAGAGCGTGCTTCTGACTCGGTTCGAGCTGTCCGAAATAGCTCTCGACGAACTGTGCCGTGTCGTTGACATAGCCGCCTGTTTTGCGGATTGCCGGAAGCACTTCCGCCGTTACCCAACGCTTGAACTCTTTGGCTTTCGGGAGTTTGCTTGAGAGGATAAGGCTATAAAGACCGGACTCGTTGATAATGGTCATCTCCTGCACTCCGGAGGGGGTCTCCATTTTGGCGACCCCTCTATCGTCGGGGTCAACGCGCTTTCTCACTGCGTCTGTCGGTCTTTCATATCCGAGTATCTCGGCAACATCTTTGCCGACAAAATACGGTTCGTCGTTCACACTGACAGCTCTCACGCTGCCGAATGCCGGGTTGTTAAAGGTTGATATGTTGTTCATTGTGTAGCTCCTTTCCATGTTTAACCTCAGTTTCCGTTTTTGTGTCTTTTAGGACACTTACGCGGCAAAAAAAATAGCGATTATCTGGTCATTGTCAAGGTTAAGCACCGAACAAATCTTCTTGATTTCTGACTGCTTAAAGTCGCTTTTTCCCGTGAGCTTATTTGACATAGCTTTTTCGCCTATGCCAATAGATTTCGCCAATTTGGCGGCTGTATACCCACGCTTAACCATCTCGCCTCTGAGTTCCATTTCGTTCATCGTCTATACCTCCTTTCTCTGTCAAGTGTCTTTTAGGACACCTTTATATTATCACCCATTTCGCCAACTGTCAACCCCTAAACGACACTTTTTGAGATTTTTTTGAAAATTGGCGTTGCTTTTTAGAAACCGTTGTGGTATTATTGATACGAAAGGAGAGACCATATATGAATATAGGAGATATAATGCGCGTCCGACGTCAAGAACTTGGCTTGACTCTTGAAGAGGTAGGCGATTATGTCGGTGTAGGTAAAAGCACCGTTAGAAAGTGGGAACACGGAGACATCGAGAACATGAAGCGAGATAAAATCGCGCTTCTCAGCAAAATTCTCAAGTTAAGCCCTTTGACATTCATAACTGGAGAAGTCGAATATGGTACCCCCGATAACATCATCCCTCTCCCCAAGATGAAAAAGATTCCCCTGCTCGGCACGATTGCCTGCGGAGAACCTATTTTAGCGGCTGAAAATATCGAAGCTCTCATCAACGCGGATGAAGACCTTAACGCGGATTTCGCGCTCCGTTGCAAGGGTGACAGTATGATAAACGCTCGTATATTTGACGGTGATATCGTATATATACGAGAACAGCCCGATGTAGAAGACGGAGAGATAGCTGCCGTTCTGATTGGCGAAGAAGCAACATTAAAAAGGGTTTACAAATATCCTTCGAAAGTCGTTCTCAGACCCGAGAACCCACTCTACGATGATATGATATACTCTAAAGAAGAGATGAATGAAGTCCGTATACTCGGAAAGGCAGTTGCTTTTCTGAGCGCGGTCAGATAATAAAAAGAACCCCCGGTGCGGGAACACCGAGGGTTCAGACATCAAAACACACCATGCGTATAGAGTGGATTGATATATTTATTATATCACCCGCTCTGAGGAAACGCAAGTAAAGGAGCGGATTTTTTAATGGCAAAGCGTGAAAACGGTGAAGGAAGCATATATAAACGCAAGGATATCAAGCGGCGTCCCTGGGTCGTCGCGTTGCCGGCAAGTTATAGCCTGGACGAGCAGGGCAAGATGATTAAAAAGCAGGAAATCCTCGGGCACTATTCATCGAGCAAAGAGGCGAAAGCTGCTCTGGCTCACTACCTCGAACACCCGGTCACAGAGATAAACATGACCGTTGATGATTTGCACACATTGTGGCTATCCCGCCCGGAGTATAAAAACATATCCAAACAGTCCCGGGATTGCTACAACGCCGCATGGAAGAAGATCCCCGAAGATGTAAAAAGCATAAAAATGCGCGAGCTGAGAACGGAAGACATGCAGAAATGTATTGACGAATACAGCGCACAAAGCGGCACTTCGCTCTCGTATATAAAAATCACATTTTCGCGTCTTTATGCGCTCGCGTTGGAGCGGGACATATGTTACAAAGACTATTCTAAATTCGTTAAGCTTCCAAAGAAAAAGAAAAACGAAATACATCCATTTTCCACCGAAGAAGTGGAAAAGATAAAGGCTGCCGCACAAGCTAATGTCCCATACGCCGATATCATTCTCATCCTGATTTACACGGGATTCCGTATTTCTGAACTACTCGCCCTTACTCCGGATGATTACATCGCGGATCAAGCCCTACTCATAGGTGGTCTGAAAACCGAAGCCGGAGAGAATCGTCATGTTCCTGTTCTGCCGGTGATTAAGCCGTATATAGAAGCTCTCGTAGCAAAGCAAGGTAAAAAAATAGTATGCCGTGATGACGGCGAGGGATACAGCTCGAGCTACATGCGCAAAAAGTATTACGACTGCCTTGAAGAGATAGGAGTCAAGCGTCTATCACCCCATTGCTGCCGAAAAACATGTGCAACAATGATGGTAGAAAGCGGTGTATCACCCGAAGCTACGCAGATGATTCTCGGGCACGAAGAATACAGCACGACCTTAAAATACTATGCACTTGTATCAGACAAAACTCTCCACGAGGAAATGGCGAAGATATCTTAAAATCCGTAGTAACCCCGTAGTAACGCTCGATTTTTGTTTAGCGTTTATTGGCTACCACGCACATCCAAACCACTATATGTTGTGTTTTTCTCCGCAATTTTCTATATGTATGTACTACATATTTGACTTTTAATCAAGGTGTCCGGAGTTCGAATCTCCGATGGATCACCAAAATAAAAATCTCGAAACCGTTGATATATAACAGTTTCGGGATTTTTATTTTGTTCGGGGGCAGAGTCCTGTATTTTTCTCATGTGTCCTAAAAACAGCTGATTTTTCAACGGTTGGGAACAAATTGTGAACACTTTTTTCTTGCAATTATAAAGAATCGTGCTATAATGCAATAAAGAGCCTCCGGCTCTATATCCTATTTCTTGTGGCTCTCGGCTATCAGACCGAGGGCTGCGTTCTTTATAAAGCAGAAAACCGGGCAGAGGAAAATCCCCTGCCCGGCCGTTTTTTAGTCGCAAGTTGGTTTCAAAACACACGCAAAACACACGCAAAACGCACGCAAAACGTACGCAAGTTACCAGCAAGTTACCAGCAAGTTACCAGCAAGTTAAATCATGCCGAGAAGCTTGAGCACCGCCACGATGATACCCGCGCCGTAAAGCCCGAGCATGTTCATGAGGTTAAAAACAATAGCAGTTATCATTTTGTTACCTCCTCTGTGACATCATCAAATCCGTAGTCTTTACGGAACGCTTCATTGAATTTGCTCACCGTGGCTTCTATCAGCATTTTCAGCTCAAGGTCGGTAATCGTTATGCCCTTTTCATTCAGCATCTCAACGATTGCTTCAGCAGCCTTATCATATTTCTCCTGACCGTGCAGGTCCTTGTAGAGCTGCTCGATAGCCTCGACGCAGGTCTTGGCAACCGCTTTCTTCGTCTTGTCGTCAAAATACTTCTGAAAGAGCTTCTTCGCGCATACGCCGAGGTATGATGCTATAGCTGTCAGAATGGTGCAAAGGATGCCCATTCCGCAGCTGTCCCAAAATGCTTTTATGTATTCCATGTGCTTGTCCTCCTTATTTGAGCAGCTGATTTACTTTCTTCTGAACTTCGGCAGGATTATAGCCCGCCGCTTTGAGTCTGATTTTTCGAATCGCGCCATTGCCCCATTTGCCCTCGATGACCTCACGTGCAACAGTGTCAACGGATTTTTTCGCCGGCTTTTTCTGACCGTAAACAATTTCGTTTACGCGCTTCTGCACTTCGTTCGGGTCATACCCGGCATTGCGCAGGCGCGTCATACGGTCGGCACCGTTGCCCCACTGGCCGTTGATTACTTCGTGAGCGACCTCATCGACGGATTTCTTTGTGCCCTGAGGCTTCGTCTGTGCCGCGTCAGCGACATATTTGACATACGGCAGCTTACCATGCTTCGACCAGTTGCGGCGATTGTAACCTGCCTTGGTACAATTACAAGCAGTTATCTGCACTTTGTTTGCCCAGCGCGGGGTGCATTCTACAGCCAGTCCATTGCCTATGTACACGCCGATATGCCCCGGAGACCACAGGGCTTCTCCGATTTCGATTTTGCTGAAGTTTGTGCTGATGCCTGTACACTTCTGGATCATCGCATCTGCATTGATATCCGGCACACCGTTCGAAGCGTACTTCGCGCCGCCGTAGGGTTTGGATTTATCGCCTGTCCAACCCCAAAGCACGCCCTTTATAAGGCAGACGCAATCAAAACCGAAGGTGTCAGCTGATGCCGCTTTTATCATCTTCTGTCTGCTCGGATCTCTGTTGTAGTCGTTGTTGTTGCAATAACGCTGTTTGTTGGATGCCGTAAGCGGTGCGCCGAAGCAGCCGTTCACATAAAGCGTCTTGTAGTGCAGCGCGATATCTTTCACCTTCGCTGCGAGTTCTTTGTTCGTCATGATAAATAACCTCCTTATTTTTTATAAAGCTGCTGTTCGATCGTATCGATCCTGTGGTGCGCCTGTTTGGCGGACGATTCGACAGAACTCAGCCGTTCGACCACCTTTCCTATCTGGTCATCTTGCTTTTCCTGCTTTCTCTTGATGTCATCAACGCCACTTTTGATGTATCCGAGTTCCGTTAAAACGACACCATCTTTCTTGCCCTCGTCTTTGTTGTCACTTTTGCCGTTCCGCTTATAGGCGATATAGCCAAAGATTATTGCGCATATAGTCCCGCACGCACTAAGAATCGTCAAGAAGATGTTTACACCGCTCATGTAGTCACCTCCTCGAAGTAAATGCCCACAAGCTGCGACGGCAGGTAGTGCATGACCGTGCCCTCGCCGCCGCTGTCATCTCTTGTGCATCTGTAAATTTTGCCGCCGTCGAGATAGTACTTGTCTTTAAAATATCTCATGCCCTCGGCGGCAGTTATCGGATTATCTATCGTGCCGTCTTCGCCTACCGTCACACGTTCCCAGTGCGCTGGGGTTACGCTCGGACGCCATGTGGGATTGGCGGATATCGCGTTGTAGCAGCGATAAAGCTTACCGCCGTCGCGCACCCTGTCGCCGATAGAATAATCTTTTTCGTCGCTCCATGGTTCAAATAGGCTGATACTTGTCAGAGCTTCGGCGTTTGTCAGCTTCGCGGCGGCTCTTGTTATCATCTCGCGGAAGCGTTTTGCCTGCGTCCGTGTCATATATCCGCACCCCCTGTGATGATATCCAGCGCCTCGTCCGCCGATATATCTTCGGGCGGCTCGGCGGCCGTCCAGATTTGCTTTATCTGGGATTCAGTCTCCGTCCACGACTCGGTGTAATACCCGCCGTCGGACGGATATTCCGCCGTGATTATCGGCTTGTAGCCGTAGTGCAAAAGCAAATTGGGATCGTTGGTAAAAACATCGCCATTTTCTGTTTTTATCGGTCTCGGCGCACCGTGCAGAGCACCGCCGACCAGTTTTCCGTATATCATATTTTCACCCCCATGTGAAGCTGCCCGCGCCCTGATTATAGAGCGCCGTTTTG